ACAGAAAGTGGCTACGTCGACGGAGGGCATCGTGCAGATGTTCGATGTCATGCAGGGAGGGATTCGCTTCCTCGGTGTGCTCGGCAAGGTGGCGAAGTGGGCTAGTTACATCCTTGCTCCGATCGGCGCATTCATGGCGATTCGCAACGGGAAGTGGCCCGAGCTATGAATCTTACTTCCAACATCATCTCCGCTGCGACCGGCGCGACGCAGCTGCGCGCGGCGCAGTGGATTGAGCCGCTTCAGGCCGCGTGCGATCGATTTGCTATCAACACGCCGCTTCGCATGGCCGCGTTCCTCGCTCAGATCGGGCATGAGAGCGCCGGGCTGACGGCTCTGGTCGAGAACCTGAACTATGGGGCGCCGGGGCTTCTGTCGACGTTTCCTTCGCACTTCACCGAGGCCGACGCTGCGAAGTATGCGCGTCAGCCCGAGCGCATCGCGAATCGCGCATATGCGAACCGGAACGGGAACGGCGATGAGGCGAGCGGTGACGGTTGGAAGTATCGCGGCCGCGCATGCCTCCAAATCACCGGCCGTCGGAATTACCAGCTCGCGAGCATCGGCATCGACCTTGATCTGATCGCGCATCCGGAGTTGCTCGAACAGCCGGCCGACGCGGCGTTGGCTTCTGCCTGGTGGTGGGCGAACCATTATCTGAACGGCTATGCGGACGTTGGGCAGTTCGATCGCATCACTCGCGTTATCAACGGCGGCACGAACGGCGCTGCGCAACGGCTCGCGCTCTACGGCGCGGCGAAGCGAGCATTCGGAATTGCGTGACCGTCGAGCAATCGACGAAGTTTTCGCCCGCCGCGCGCGGGCTTTTTCATTTCTGGGGCTCCTCTCTATGAACATCGGCCTTTCTGCAGCCGTGCGCAATTCGCGCCTCTCCGCCATCGTCACGGCCGCTGGCGCGAACGCAATCCTCACGCTCTACAGCGGCACGCAGCCTGCCACCGGCGGCGCCGTCACGGCCGCGCTGTCGGCGCACACTTGCGCGTCGGTGCTCGGCACGGTCGCGAGCGGCGTGCTGACGTTCAACGCGATCGGCAGCGCGACAGCAGGCGCGACTGGCACGGCGACGTGGGCGCGGCTGACGACTTCGGGCGGCACCTTCGTCGCCGACTTCGATGTGAGCACCGTCGCCGCCGGAACGGGCATTGTCCAGATGCCGACGACTTCGGTGGTCACGAACGCGACGGTGCAGATCAGCTCGGGCGTGCTCAACGAAGGTAACGCGTAAGGGGGTTCTGTGGGCGCTCTTTCCGGCTCGAATGCCGTCCAGGCGGGCACGGAGACATTCAATCTCAGTTCGCCCGCCCGCACGGACTGGATTCAATTCCCGCAATCGTGGACCGCGCCGAACCGTAAGAGCGGGGGCGGCTCCGCCTTCGGCTTGCCGACTACGGTTGGCACCGGCACGCTGACGAAAGACAGCTTCAGCGGCATCGGCTACACGATCGCATGGTCGGACGGCGCGCCTGCCGCGAGCGGCTCTGTCACGCAGGGCATCATCGTCAGCCCGGCGACGCCGGCAGCGGGGCAGGGCATCGCCTTCACTGCGCCGGCCGACACGAGCACCCGCACGCTCGACATATGGTGGGGAACGTACAGCGCGCCCGGCCGGATCGTCGCGCACCTGTCGGACGGCAGCGCCGCCGACCTGACGCTCAACACGACAGGCAACTCGGGCAACCCGGCCTATCAGAAAACGACGATCACCTACTCGGCGAATTCTGCCGGGCAGACGCTGACGCTCGCAATCACGATCACCGGCCTGCTCGCCAGCGCGGGGCAGGCGTGGCTTGAGGCGGCGGCGTACACGACATCAGTGGCGGCTGTGACCGGCACGCTCGCGGGCACGCTGGCGGGCGTTTCTGGTGCCTTTTCGGGTGCAGAAACGCTGCCGGGTTCTTTCTTGGGAACGCTTGCCGGCGTCACCGGCGCCTTCGCGGGCGCTGAGTCGCTGTCGGCGGCGATCGGCGGCACTCTGGGCGGCGTCTCGGGCTCGATCATCGGCGCCGAGCTCGTCGCGGGCGCGCTGACCGGAACGCTGGCGGGTGTCGCCGGCTCGATCTCGGCGGCGCAAACTTTAGCCGCGGCGATCAGCGGGACGCTCTCGGGCGCGAGTGGCGCGATCATAGCCGAGGAAACACTAGGCACAGCGATCGGCGGAAGCCTCGCTGGGGTGAGCGGGGCACTCGCTGCCGTCGAGTCGATACCGGGCGCATTCAGCGGCACGCTCGGCGGGGTGTCGGGCGCGATCTCGGCCACGCCGGTACTGTCGGCCTCGATCAGCGGCACGCTCGCGAATCTCACCGGCGCCTTCAGCGGCAACTCCCTCACCGGTCTGACAGGTGCCATATATGGCACGTTGGCGGGGGTGACTGGTTCACTCGCTGGCTCGATCACCCTGCCGATCACCGGCGGCATTGCCGGCCAGCTGGCGGGCGTGTCCGGTCATCTCGCTGGCGCGGTGAGTATGAGCGTGGCGTTGTCAGGGGTGCTGGCGGGTGTCACAGGAACGATCTTCGCGACATCGAGATTCTCTCGCTCGGCACCGCCGTTGCGCATCGCCGTCGTTCCTGAAAATCGAGTCGCGATCGTTTCTTCTGAAACGCGTTCGTCGCTTTTTCGATCGGAAACACGTGGGGCATACACGGCATCAGAGACGCGACGCTTCGTCGTCGTTTCTGAAACACGGCTGAAAGTCGTTTCTCGATAGAGGCGGCATATGGAGATCAAATGCAGAGTTTTTCGAAAGACCCCGTTGCCGTGCTCGATTTCGAATGGGACTGGACTGCCTGGCTCGCCGCAGGGGAAACGATCCTCGATGCATCGGCGACTGCTGCGAGCGGGCTTACCGTCGACTCTTCGACCATTTCGGACGCGCGTGTCTCGGCGTGGATCTCTGGAGGCACCGCGGGGCAATCCTATCCGGTGAAATGCCAAGTCATCACTTCAGCTGGACGGACCGATGCCCGTTCAATAACGATCGCCGTCATGGACAGATAGTTGCCGAGACGATTTCATCCTTCGACCGCCTTCGGGCGGTTTTTTCGTTTACGACCCATGACAAACGTCGCCCACGAACACGAGCAGCACGAGTCGATGACGATCGACATCTTCTATCCGGACCATGTCCCGCGCACCGAGTCATCCCTGTTCCGCAAGACGAAGCATCACCTAGTCGCGGTTCTCGATACGCCGTGCTGGGTCTGCGGCAGCAAAGAAGGCCGGGAAGTGCACCATTTCCACGCGGAGTGGGCCGACGCAGGCGGGATCGACTTCGCCAAGATGCGCGAGCTGCATCCGAGTTTCGACTGGTCGTCGTTCGCGGAGCCGGCCGATTTCATCGACTCTGAATACAACATGATGGTTCTCTGCGCGAAACATCACCGCGGTAAGGACCACGGCATCCATCTGTTGCCTTATCCGATCTGGGTGATGCAGCGCAATCAGCGCGCGGACTTTGTGTTCTCGCCCGACGAGGAGAAAGCATGAAGCGTCTCATCCAACTCATCACCGGCGACGACAATGCGACGCTCGAGCCGAGCTACTTCTGGACCGCGATCGTGATCCTAATTGGTCTCTGCCTCGAGGTCTACAGCGTGGTCTTCGGGAAGGCATTCGACTTTCAGGCGTACGGGATCGGTGCTGTCGGGTTGCTCGGCGGGCTCGGTTTGTCCGCGAAACTGGGGAAGTGACATGTTCGCATTCATTCCGACGGCTCTTCGGTTTGTCGCAGAGCACTTGAAAGCTGCGCTGATGGTCGCGTGCGCGCTCGCGCTGGCCGGCTACATCGTCACGCTTCACCTTGAGATCGACGCGGCCCGCGCTGGCGAAGCGCAGGCAAAGCAGGTAGTGGACAAGATCAATGCGGCCTCGGCGAAGGATCTTGCCGATGCGCTGGCGAATCAACAGGCCGCCGAAGGGAAGGTCGCGGCCATCGAGAAATCATTCAACGATGAGGTATCAAAACATGCGCAAGATTCTCTCGACTATCGTGCTCGCCTCGCCGCTGGTGTTGACCGCATGCGCGTCAGGGTCGCCGATTGTTCTCCCGCCGTCGCAGATCAAAGCCCCGCCTCCCCCGGCCGCTCTTATGGTGCCGCCGCCTATGGATACCTCGACGGCCAGGTTGCAAGCAGCGTTTTCAAGGTAGTGGCAGACGATCAGGCAGAAATTGATAAGCTCACCGCGCTCCAGGCATACGTCCGCGCTATGCAGGCTCAGGGGTACATCGAGAAGTAGTCAGGGGGCAGCTTCCTGCACCGTCGGTTCCTCGCGGCCCCAACCCAGCGCGGCCGGGCGGCTGTAGCGCGGGTTCTTAATTTTCAACCAGTCTGGGGATCTGCCGCTCCGGTACGGCGACGACATGCGTTTGGCGACCATACCCTCCAGATCAAGGCCTTTCGCCTGCTCGAATACCCATTCGCCAGCGCCTACGATGCCGGTTGCGTAAATCAGGGTATTTGTGTCCCCGAACGCATCGCGTAGGTAGTTCTTGCGCTCGACAAGCGGTAACTCGCGCAGGTCTTCACCGCCGACTGACAGTGCGTCGAATAGGTACAGGCGCGCCGGGTGCCGGGCAACGGCCGCACGCACGCGCATCGGGAGCTTCGTTACAGCGCGCCGTCTGAGCCACTCGAAAGATGATCTCCCGTTGGCTTCGTCGACCGTCAACTCCGCGTCGAACGTAAAGTCGCCAGGCACTGCGGTGACGGCTGCGACAATGTCCGGAAAGGAAGGATTCAGCAAATTGCCGGCTCGGCTAATCAGATCGACGCTCGCTCCGGTTTTTCGCACCAGGCATCGATAGCCGTCGTACTTGAGCTCGTATAGAAAAGCCTTGTCCGAGAAAACACGCGGGCGAAGCGTCGCCAGCATCAAGTCGGCGGCCTCGATAAGCGGCGCTGACAGCATGATCGTCAGGAATTGCCGGCGGGCGGGGCAGGCTCTTTCAGCCAGTCCAGGATCTCCGGCCGCACACCGAATTTCGGATCGTCGAGCCACTGGACGAAATCGGGCGACCATTCTGCCCAGATGTAATCCTCTGGATCGAATTCCTCCTCGATCCGCCCGGATCCATGCTCGCACAGGAACGCGTAGATCACGCGGCTCCCATTCCAGTAGGCGGAGATGTCTTCCGTAAGTTCTGCGCTCGTGCCTGGCGGCTGCGCGCGCAAAACATCAGCAAGCTGGACAGTGAATTCGTCAAAGGTCATAGCCGTCTCCGGAACGATGGTTGCTGAAAGTGTAGCGACAGACGCAGGAGGCGGATATGAAAACGAACCCGATATTCAATGATCCCGGCAGGGACGGTCAGATCGCGCGAGCATTGAACGTCGCGCTGCACGCGCTAGTCGTGCATCACGGAATGACGGCGGACTCGGAAGGGGAGCAGGTCCGTCTGAACTTCAGCGCGCAGATCGAGGAACTGCGCCGCGCGCTCGAGCTGCTCGGCGTCGCGAGGGATGAAGTCCTACCGTACATGGCGCCCGGCGCGCCTGACTGATCATCGCCACCGCTGTCCGATCAAGTATGCACATCGAGAGTCCAGTGTCCACTCCGCAAAAAGGGACGGGTACAGAACCTGCGCATCGGTTGAAGTAAGGGTAATGTCCGTCCCTTTTCTAACATTTGACTGTATGTGAGAGTGCTAACATACCTGAGTCTCGGTCGCACTGAGTATTCAATAGGAGATCATCATGGCTGCTCTTGAGAAAGAGCTCGTAACCTACCAGCGCGAGCTTTCTAATCTTCTCGCTGATGAAGGGAAGTTTGTTTTGATTCAAGGTGACAATGTAGTAGAAAGGTTCGACACGTATGACGACGCATTGAAGGTCGGGTATCAGACGTTCAAGCTTGGCCCATTCTTGGTCAAGCAAATTACGCGCATCGAACCTTCCGCAAACTTCAACCGCCGATTTTTTGACCCGTGCCCAGCATAAATCTGCAAATTACCCCAATGGGGCCTTTGGTCACGGTCGTTTTGGCAAACAGCGTTCCTCGGCAAAACGCCCTCCGGGCGGCGGGGCAGCCACTTCCACCTATCACTCATGGTCTCTTCCTTATAGATACAGGTGCGAGCCATACGTCCGTTGATCCGAGTTTGCTTACGCCCCTGCAGTTGCAACCGACAGGGGTGATCCAGGTGCATACACCGTCGACCAACGGTGCGCCGGTTTCATGCAACCAGTACGACGTCCAACTTGCCATCGGATCGCCCAACGGGGCGCCATTCAACATCGACGCTCTTCCTGTGACCGAGTCGAATCTTGCCGGTCAAGGCATACTCGGGTTGATCGGACGTGACGTATTGTCGCGCTGTACGTTCATCTACAATGGTGTGACTGGACAATACATCCTCTGTTACTGATGCGGTATTGCCCGCAGCGAACCGCCCACAGGCTGTTCATCTTTTCGCGGTCCGTTGTCTGGACTGAGGGCGCCTGGTCAGTGCCACTGGCTCGTCTTTTTGAGTTCGCCGTCGTCCGCCCCAGTCGCCCGAACCCAAAACGCACAGCCGAATTCGGCGCGTGCTGTCACCTGGAGCCGGTCGCCCCGTACGCAGTACGCGTGGTGACCGGCCGCAATATCACCGCCCCAGTGCTCGCATTTCCGGCACGAGTTCGCGTTCCCTTCTCGCTCGAAAAGCCCCATGATCGTTCCCCTGCACTGTATGGATGTACAGTATAGGTCTCATACTACTTGGGCGCCGATTACTTTCCCATCCGACCGCGGAGCTCGAAGTAGAGGGTCGTCGCACCGGTCGCCACTCTATCCAAGGGATGCGCCCGACAGTAGTTGTCCATCCACATGAGCATTGACGGTCCATCGGTGTTCTTCAGCACGTCTGCGTCTGATGCAATGGCTAAACCTGTCATGAGGCCGGTTAGCCAAGAAGTCGATCCTAAATTCCCGGTCGCTTCTGCTCGATCAGAGACCCAGGCCCCACAGGTACGATCGCCTATCGTCGAAAGTGCAAAAGACGAGGTTGATAGTGACATCGCTGCCGCGCAAATCATCGTAGCCACCAAACCCTTCATTGCCTCTCCTTTCTTTTTCACCGCGAGATTCTATCGAAGGTTATCGGCCGAGCCGCTTGAAAATTGAGCCGTCCGCGAAAGCCAATTCAGCTGATGGGAACATGTGCTTGTTCGTGTTTGAAACCCATGCGTAACTAACTGATTTCATTAGGACGTAATTGCCCCTTTTCGCACCTATTTTTGGGTGACGAAATGTCAGTTAAGCGGTTGAATCTGCTACGAAAATCTATGCTTTGATGCGCCTATGCGCAGCGCATGCGAATTTTGAACAGGTGCCCTTATGCGACAGGGGTTTGCGGGCGGCTGTTCAAAATTCAGGCAAAATTCAGGCAAAACTCACATGCTATATTTGCTCATACGCAGCGCCATCTAGGATGTCAGCGAGTGATTCATCCCATGCCATAGCGTTAGCTCTCACGGGCGGGATGACAGAATTGTGTACCGGTCTGAACTTGTCGATATAAAGCGCTTCTAGGTGGTTCAATTCTGCTTGCTTGCATTGAACTACGAAAATCCTGTCAAAGTTTTTGATGCCATCGCGCTTGTGATCGGCAATACGTGTGAGTACGTTGATGGACTGCCCGACATAGACGATCGTGTCCTGCCTCAGGAGGAAGTAAATTCCGCAAACTTGCTCATAAATCAGAGCCTTGCGCCCAATTGTCGATGCGTCCAGCAATCCGCGCTCATCTAATGCTCCATGCTTCACTGACTCGCGGGCATGGCTTCGGAGCCTCTTGCGAGCATCAAGCTGGGCGTTTGCCTCCTCTGCGTATCGGATCGCTTTATCTCTATCGTAGCCGATGGATACAGATGATTTTGTGATGGGGCTCCGATAGGTGTAATAGTCGCCGTCCCTACGAGACTGAATATAGAGATTCTGCGGAAGAGATTTGGTTTTTCCGGACCTATTAACAGGCATCAGGCAACTCCTATGCGCACTTTTATCGGCGCAACGCCGCGCGAATTCGCGTAAAGGTCGGCCATCGCATCGGTCATGTGCCCGAGGAGAGCCTTTGTATCGATGTTGCCTTGCTCCATGTAAAGCCGCTTCGAAAGACTGCGTATTTCGTGAAAGGTTGGGGCGCCTTCTTCAGGTATGCCAGCCAGCCGGCGCGCTTCAGCGAAGCCAGCAGAGATCGTGTTCAGATGAACTGGCTGTCCGCGCAGCATCACGCCTCGACTGCGCACATGATGGATCAAGTATTTCGACACGACGCCTGTCGACTTGCACCGCGCGATGATCTCGCCCAGCGACATTCCAACCGCATCCATGCGTAGATCAAGCGGGATAGAAATCCGGATCTTCGTTTTCGAGCGCTGCAACTCAGCGTGCCCGTCGACGATGAACGAGCGCTCCCATGCGCCAATGGTCGACCGGTCCTGACCTGAGACGAGAGCCAGCAGCATCGCATTCGGCAGCCAGGATGCGACCTCGGGCGCCTTCTCTAGGATCAGGTTGAACTGTTCCAGCGTCAGGCGCTTACGCTTCACGCTGTTGCGTACCTTCTCCGTGACGATCGCCGGGTTTTTCTCCATCCAGCCGAGCGCTAAGCCCTTATTGAAAATCGCGATCATTCGCGTTCGAATGACCTGGGCCCAGCGAAGCTTCCCGCGTTCCTTTATCGGCTCAAGCACGTCTGCAATATCTCGCGTCGTCAGCGTCGCGCATTCGCGCGTACCGAGCGCCGCGCTAATCACCTTGTCGCAGTCTCCGCGGGCGCGGATTGTATTGGCGCTGAGTCCGTCTGTTGGCATCTTCGCGATCAGTTCGGCAACCGTTCCCTGATCGCGCGATACGCGTTCCGCAAGACTCTGGCTGAGTTTCCCGTTCTCGACTATTACGTTCGCTTCGTGCGCCTCGTGGATTGCCTGCGCGAGCGGGATACGTCCGAGGACGTGCGTCTTGCCGTCGCGAGGATCACGCCAAACATAGTAAGAAGGCCTTGGCTCATGTAGGTTCGCAGGCCAGTTGGCGCGGCGGCGGATTCGTGGGCGTGCTGCCATGATTTATCGGGCGATTCGTTGGGCCAATGTCGGCCGGGTTTGTCGGTTCTGGAATGTCGCGTTCTCGTCGACATAATATGCGCGGCCGACCTTCACGGGCGGCGGGTAAATGCGCCCCTCCTTGATCCAAATTCGGGCTGTTCTGATGGCGGGAGCTGGGGAGAATTCGCGCATCAGCCATTCATCCAATCTGAGTTTCACGATTTCTCCTGTTCCGTTGCGGGAATGGGGGCGGCGTAGAGTGCCACTTCGTCAGGCTCGGCAACATGGCCGGTTTCGGCCCAATAGACCCACGCATCTTCGCCTTCATCCTCAACCCGCGTCAGTTGCTCGCGCGTGATCCAGCAAACCGGCTCCGCCTCCTGCCCGCTCACAGTGCGGCGTGCGCTGTGACTCAACATCGCTTTTTGCATCCAACTAGCGGCGCGGTTGAAACCTTCCGCGAAACCTTCTGCGCGCGATTTATCTTCGCTCCATCCTGTCAGTTGAATGTTCACGAGAAACACGGCGCATACCGGTCCTGTGCCGCCCGACATTTCTACGCGCGCCACCTTTCCGCCCAGCATTGCTTTCTCAATCGAAACGGGTTCTGTAAGAGGCTGAATTACTTCTCGTTCGCTCATTTCTTCTCCCCGTTCGCGGCTAGGATTGCGGCGGCTTGCTGCTTTGCCAGTTCGAACACTTTCTCGACGACCTTCGCATCGAAGGCAGAATTTTCCTTGATGTCCATGAGAAGCCAAGACGGGTCGCATCGAACAATGCCGTCCAATTGCGTGCGCTCCTCATCCGTCAGCGCCGCATCCTTTTCGGCGTCCGCACGCTCAGCCAATAAACGGGATTCAATGGCGCGGGCGAATTGTTTGTGATAACCACCGCAATCGCACCAAAGCTTATTAATTTCAGAGTCTGTCATTTGCTCAACTCCCTCACGGCCGCAACGAATTCAAGCAATTCACGATGACCGAAGCTGAAAAGAGGTTCGTCGTCGTCTGACGAGTGCATGTATGCAATTTGGCAGATGCGATCCGGCGTCAGTTCGGCGTCCGCACGCTCATTACTCGCGCCTGCTGCGAACAGATCGCGGGCTTTTGCTTTGAACCCACTCAACCCTTCGGTTTTGTAGTTGGTACACATCCAGAAGAAAAGCTTATCGAGTTGTTCGTCACTCGCCCCCGCTGTGTCGGTGTCCGCACGCGGGGCGGAGAGCACGTAATCGCGGATTACCTTCATGCAGTAAGCGTCGGCTGCTGCCGTTGCCCCACAGAGCCTCGATTCATCAAGCGGCGTGCACATACGGTCAAGCGCTGCAATTACGTTTTCTGGTACGTCCGCACGCGGGGTGATAGGGGCCGCGATAGCTTCGCGCGCTTTGTCATACCCAAGCTCGCGAATCAAAATCGCTTCAAGCCTCTGTACGCGCTTATATTCTGCCCCGTAAGCCGCTTTCCACATCTCTTGCTTGTCGCCATCCGGCTCGTCCGCAATATGGTTGTCGTTCATTTCATACCTCCGCCAAAATCATGCGCGAGAACAACTCGTGCGCGCTTGCTTGCAATTGGCTAACCGTAGGTTCTAGTTTTTGCTTTGCGGCGTCCCATGCGGCATCCCCTGCGGCGGCCCCTGCGGCGTCCCATGCGGCGGCCCCTGCGGCGTCCCATGCGGCGTCCCATGCGGCGTCCAATGCGGCGGCCCATGCGGCGTCCCCTGCGGCGTCCCCTGCGGCGTCCCCTGCGGCGTCCAATGCGGCGGCCCATGCGGCGTCCAATGCGGCGGCCCGTGCGGCGGCCCGTGCGGCGTCCCGTGCGGCGTCCCATGCGGCGTCCAATGCGGCGGC